CCCATCCCAGTCTTACCGCCCCGTCAATAAAATGTATCGCGATATCGAGCAGCGCTATTTCGATATCAAGGTGCAGCTACGTCAATTATTTGATCAGCAACTGACCGGGCGCGTGCGGGACGGTAACGTAAGCCGGTCATTTATCCTTAGCGGTGAAATGCTCTATGCCGTCAATGCCGGGACATACGTCTACGACATGGATAGGCCGCAGATGGCCAGCATGCTGGAGAAGCTGCAGGCTATTCTCGACGATATTCTGCTGAAAGATGATGGGCAGGATATCTGGGCTGTGAAGTACGTAGGGGATGAGTACCGGCGCGGCATGTTGAGCGCCTATACGAATCTATCCACTCAATCGGTCACCTACTCACAGCAAACCACGCTGTCGCAGCTGCTCTCTTCTCCGGCTTACATCAACCAGGTCAATGCCGCTTACGTCTCGACGTACAGCGACTGGAAGGGGATCAGCGACTCCGCGCGTAATGATCTGGCTAACATCGTGTCTGATTCGATTGGCCGGGGTATTAACCCGCGCGAGACGATGACGGTCATTAGCAAGCGCCTCGATGTAAGCATGGCGAAAGCCAAGACGATTGCTCAGACTGAGCAGGTCGGCGCGCTGAGAAAGGCGCAGCGGCTTGAAACCGACTGGGCGAAAGACCGGCTAGGCCTAAATACTGCGATGCTCTGGCTATCGGCGCTAAAGCCTACACCGCGGCCATGGCATGCTTCGCGGCACGGCAAGGTGTACACGACTGAGGAAATAGAAGAGTTCTACGCGCAGGACGGCAACCGTTACAACTGCTATTGCAGTCAGATACCAGTGCTGCTCGATGATGAAGGCAACGTTGTTAACCAGGGCATGCTCGCGAAGCTGACCGCCGAGCGAGAGGCTTGGACGGGCGGCGTTGACTATATGGCGAAGCCTGGTGCTAAGATCCCTAAAGTGCCGATCAAATCCAGCAAGGACGTGAGCAGCGTTGAGGAGTGGATGCGCGGCAAGGTAACAGAAAACGTTCTTCTCCCGCCTGGTACCAGTATTGAGGCTACGAAGACGGTCGCAAACACCATGAGCGAGGCGGTTACGCGCTTCAAGGTACCGCCGGTTAAAATGGTTGGGGATCTGAACCTCGGCGGCCTTGGTGCCTACGACAGCAACACAAACAGCATCCATATACCGGCTATCAGCCTTAACGAGCAGACGTGGCAGGCAATTCAGCAGGACTCGCTTCAGAAGGACTACAAGTCAGGTGCTCTCAAAGCAGCAGCCAGTGCTACGGATTCGGCGGCAATCACGCCGATATTAACTGGCGTGGACTCGCTGCCATATTCAGCAGTACAGACTATTCGCGGCACAGTGGCCCATGAGACAGGGCATCACGTCTATTATCAGAATGTCGATGCTCTTGATAAGCTCTCTCTTGAGGCTTACGATCGCGGCTGGGGGGTTGCTTTAAGCTTCTATGCGGACAAGAACCACCGTGAAGTGTTTGCCGAGTCATTCTCGCTCTACCTGGCTGGCGAAAAAGCAGAGCGGGCGCGAATTTACCCACCGATCCTGAAATGGCTGGAAGATAACGATGTGGAATAACCTCGACAAGGCCGGGAAACTTGCTGATATACGCCCGGTGCCCGATGACATCATCGAGAAAATCCAGGCTGTGGCCGAAAAGACTGTGGATCCGGTTGAAAAGGCGATGATCGAAAACCTGATGCTCATGTTTGTGATGTACAAGCGGGAACATGGTAGGTTCGATGGTTATTAATTTTGATTTAAAATGTCTTGGTTAGGGCGAATAATTCTGTAATGTTGACTGTGAATCGATCATGTCAATCGGAGCCAGCATGACATCTAACACTTTTGATTATATAGATTTTTTTTCTAAAGTTGGTGTAGGTTCAATAACTGGCATAATTGCTGCCTATTTCACTACGAGAATAACACTATCCCGCTTTTATAATGAAAAGTGGTGGGAAAGAAAAAATCAGGCTTATACCGAATTAGTTAACAATTTATTCGAATTAAGCAGATTTTACATAGGGGCAGAGAAGCGTGAGTCTGATATAAAGTTTGGTAAAGTGATACCAGATGATGAGTCCCTTGATTGGCAGCTGAGTATAAATTTACATGTTGCTATTCAGCGACAAATGATTTTTTCGCCAATATCTCTAAGTAAAAAAACTGAACGATTGATAAAGGCATTCTTCGATAAATCAGAAGCGCATTTTAACTCAGTGGCTGAGGATGGCGGTGATGCAGAAGAAGTTTATGGTCATAAAGTCATGCTTATAAAGGAAGCCATAGAGGGTGTTACTCTTGATGCAAAGAAAGAGCTGAAGTTCAGATAAATTCATGAAGCTACAAACCCGCCTATGCGGGTTTTTTTTCGCCTGAAATCCACCAAACGAGGTCACAGCATGTCACGCAAATGCGTAAACGTGCTGTCGGTCATCAACTCCGCTTCAAACATCACAACCGAGACAATCGACGGCCAGGAACACATCGTGGTTCGCGGCGTCACGCCTATTGTCGATGACATCGTGATGAACAAGCGTTTGTACCCGGCAGCGGAAATCCAGAAAAGCTACAAAACGCTCGAGCGCAATCCTATGCCGCTCGGTCACCCAAAGATTGACGGCAAACATATCAGCGCACGCGATGTGCGGGCCATTAACAGCTCCCATGTTGGTGCCTGGCTGCAGAACGTTGCAAACGCGGACGGGCGCACCACGGGCGATATGTACGTTAACCGCCGCTATGCCGAAGGCAGCGACAACGGTAAGCGACTGCTCGAACGCCTCGATGCAATGGCCGCGAATGAGAATGTGGACCCGATCCACATATCCACCGGGCTGATGTTCGCTGGCATCACTGCAAACGGCGAGTCGAAGGGTAAGAAATACAATCAGATCGCCACAAATATGGATTTCTACCCCGGCGCTATCCTGCTGGACGAGACTGGCGCCGGAACGCCGGAAGAGGGCGTAGGTATTTTCGTTAATGCTGCAGGTGATGAGCAGGAAATAGAAGTGGCAAACCTCGCTGATGGCGTTGATTGCACCCGCGAAGGCCTGCTGAATAAAACCAAGTTCTTCTTCACCAACGCGGCGAACTTCTCGTTTGACGATATCCAGCGTGCACTGAGTCAGAAGCTGCGCGAGGGCAAGCCAGATGATTTCTACGCTTGGCCCGACACTGTTTGGCCGGACAAGTTTATCTACTGCGTCTCCGGGCAAACCTTCCAGCAAAAATACCTCATCGACGATAACGGCTCGGCCGAGTTCGTCGGCGAACCTGTAGAAGTCGTGCGCAAACCCACTGAGTACGAAATCAAAACCAACGGAGCTAATAACCCCATGAAAGAACTGATCGTCAATGCGCTCAAGGCCGCTGGTAAGCCGACTGATGGCAAGACCGATGCGGAGTTGATGGACGCATACAACCAGATGAAGGCTGATGAAGAGGCAGCCAAGGCTAAGGCCAAAAAGGGCACCACTGAAGGCGAGGGCGATGAAGAAATCGATCCCAAGACTGGCAAGCCGAAGAAAAAGCCTGATACCGCAACCAATCACGCAGAAACACCAGCTTGGTTCCTGCCTTTTGCTGAAGACCTCGCAGCTGTTAAGTCAGGCTTGGCTGCTAACGCGGATCAGGAAAAAGGCCAGATGCGCGCTGCTGTGAAAACCAAGTTTGGTATGAGCGACATTGCAGTGAATGCCCTTGACGGCGATCCGCTGAAAGAGCTTTACGCGCAATGCCATACCTCAACCGGCCTGAATGGTTCTTTCATGCAGGCTACGAACACTCAATCTGTCAGCGAAATGCCGGAGTAAATAATGGCTAAAAATGGCAAGTACGTAATCCATGCGGGCGGTATTTTTCCGAATCCGCTGCTCAATCGTGAGGGTGCCGCAGCCGTTGCCACCGCACCGGGCACTGTCGGCTACTTCAATGCGGGTAAATTCACCGCTTCGGTTGCTGGCGCTGAATCGGCCATGTTGTATGTGGCCAACTTCGATTACCTGCGTGCGAAAGGTATCGATGACGCGATCCCCGCTGGTGAGAATGTCGTGGGCATCCAGCCGCTGCAGGGACTGTTTCTTAACGTGCCGGCCGCTGCTGGTACCTACAAAAAAGGCCAGGCGGTATCCGTCGCCAATGGCCAAATCACCGCTGCTGTCACTGGCGAAAACGCCACTGCAGTATTTGCCTATGTAGATGAGGATACCGCGCTGACTGCCGTGGCCGGTGACCTCGTTCGCGTAACGTTCAAGTAAGGAGCATCTGAATGCTTGTATTCTCTCGCGCTATGGGCGAACGCACTGGCCATTTGGCCATCAACAGCTATCAGTTTTCACAACTGGTGCTCGAGCGTGAAGCCGCCATGAATAACCAAGGTATGAACGTGATGCAAGAAATTGCCAATCGCATTAACCTTTCTTCACACCTTAACGGCATCAATGCCGTGCGTTCTCCGGTTGACCTTTACCGCACCTTTGACCAGACCGTCCTGGCTGAATTCCAAAATCAGGATGAGTTTGCGCTGCTGACCGACCTGACGCCGCTGTCTCGATCTGTTCGTATTAACGCTACCGTCTACGAGTACGCGAAATCTGGCGGTCAGGGCAATGCGCACACCTCGATGAGTGGGCAGGTCGGTGCGCTGCTCAATGCGACCGTGTATGACTACGACGGCACAATGGTGCCGGTGCATGATACCGGTTCAAAATTCAACTGGCGTGATCCGCGCCTCAACAACCCTGACGCTTTTGACGTGATCTCCGATGCTCAGGCCAACGATACGCGCACCATTCGTCGCAAGTATGTCGATTATCTGTTTGAAGGTTACCGCGACAGCGAGGGCAACTACGTCCAGTTTGACGGTAAAACGTGGAAAGGCCTGAGGCACGACGAGCGCGTTGCTCAGGTCACTCTGACCGTCAACTTGGCGACCAGCACCGATCCGAAAGCGATGCGCGGCCAGGTTATTGAATTGCGCGACGTGGTGCGTGTGACCAACAAGCAGTACGGCCAACAGACCTGGTATGTATCGCAAGATATCATGTCCAACTGGGAGCAGGATTACAGCGATAACTACGCGGCCCCGTCGCTTTACGAGAAGTTGCTGAAGCTCGACGGTATTGCGGCAATCAAGGTCGATTCCAAACTTTCCGGCAATGAGCTGCTGATTGTCCCACTGCAGGCCGGTGTTATCGCGCCAATCGTAGGGCAGGCGTTTGGCACCGTCGCAGATCCGCGCCCGTTGTACAACAGTGACTATGTCTGGCGTACCTGGGGTGCTGCTGGCCTGATGGTCAAGACTGACATTCAGGGTCACTACTCTGTGGTTCACGCTTCCAGCTAAAGGATAAACCCATGGCACTCGTAAAAATTTTAGCGAATAACATTTTCGCCGGTGCCAGCCTCAAAAAGCTTGAGGTTGGCGCAGTGTATGACGTCGATGACGCCACGGCTGAGCAATGGATCGCTAAGGGCAGGGCTGAACTGTCCAAAGAGAAAAAGGGGGAGAAGCTGATCACCGCCGCTTCATCTTCTGCTGTCACTGTTTCGGACGACGTTACGGCGTTGCGGGCCCAGTTGGTCGAGGCGCAATCTAAGGTCGATACGTTGACTCAGGCTGCTGAGGTGCAGGCGGCTGCACTGGCCGCCGAAACCCAGCGTGCCGACGAGGCGGTTGCAGCTCTCGCAGCTGCTGTCGCTAAGGACAAGTAACCATGGCAGCCCTAATCACCATTGAGGACGTAAAGCCGCTGATGGCTGATCTGGGCTTCTCTGTGCCAGATACAGTGCTGAACCTGCTTCTGGAGCAGGCAGCGGCCGCGTCAGTTTGCATGGACGGGGCGGGATATACAGACAGCGTGCAAAAGCTTCTGCTTATCTACGCCGTAACACGGCTTGCTGCTCTGTCCGGTGCCAAAAAGCTTTCATCTCAATCTGCTCCGTCCGGCGCGTCGCGATCGTTCACTTACGATGCAGCCGGTACGGATCATCTTTATCGCCAGATTCAGTCATGGGATACCAACGGTTGCCTTTCATCATTGCCGATGAGTGGCAGCGCCGTAGGGCTATTTCTGGTCGTTGACGGGAGTTGCTGATGTCAGAGCCAAGCGAAGATGAGAAAGAGGAAAAGCCGGACTGCGAGAAGTGTCCTAATTGCCCCGGTTGCCCGGATCAGTACGAGGACTATCTCTCATGAGTGCAGCCGCGAACTGGAGCTATACCGCGCCGTGCACAGTGTGGAAACGGTTATTCGGCGATGATGGGAAGAGTATTAACGAGTATGGCGAGCCTCTTGGGTTCGCTGCGCCGCTTCAAATCATGGCTGACTATCAGGGCGGATTATCAAAAAAGATTGCTGATATCGGCTCAGAGACGGTGGTTAAAAACACAATCTGGAGCGAGTACGCGCTGGCCGATACCGGCGATTACATCCTGATTGGCACTTCTGACAATCCAGACCCGGTTGCGGCTGGCGCTGACGAGGTGATGCAGGTTATTTGCTACGCTGACACCTTCGACCGTACAGCCGATGACTATGCCATCCTGACAGGGGTCTGATATGGGTATGAAAGTCAAAGGCATCAGGGAGGCGCAGCAAAAACTCAATGCTCTAATCGATGATGTGCAGACCAGAAAGGCTCCTAGGGCCATTCAATCAGCGCTAATTTTGATTGGTTCTGAGGCCGCCGTGCTAACGCCGATCGACACTTCGACGCTGGTTAACTCGCAGTTCAGGGAGTTGATGATCAGCGGCACACTTCTGACCGGCCGTATCGGGTACTCAGCTAATTATGCCGTGTACGTCCACAACGCCTCGGGCAAACTGAAAGGCAAGCCGCGCTCGAGTGTTAATGAATTCACCACGAAATCGGGCAAAAAGGCGTTCTCCTCTAATCAGGGTAATTTCTGGGATCCGGGTGGCGAGCCGCACTTTCTCACTAAAGGCGCTCAGAACGCTAAGGAAGCCGTAAACGCGGTCATATTGAAGGAGATGAAGCTGTGAACCCTCCAATGCACCGACGGGTGCGCAACCTCATTGTAAACGCCGCCCTAACCACCGGTTACACAATCCAGATGTTGCGCTGGAATGACACTGGAAACCTGTCCGAACGATTCATTGTCTTTCGGCCGAACGGCGGGACTAACATCGATCGCGACAGAGGTTCAGAATTCTACATTCTGGTCGATGTCATTACTGGCAAAAACGCCGGTGATTATGAGAAGTCAGAGAATGACGTGCAGGCCATCATCGATTATGTCCGCGACAACCCGCTCGCCGATCCCTGCGTAGGGCAAATCAAAAACATGGGCGGCATACCGACGCCTATCGATACCACAGAAGGGCGCTTGGTATGGCGCCTACAGTTCTCCTGTCTTTATGGGGAATAAAGCTTAATTGAATTCAACAGGTCGCCATGTGGCGGCCTTTTTTTATGCTTAAAAGAGGCTAAAAGATGGCAAAGAACTGCGCTACAGATAACACAAAGCTATTTGGTCGCGCCGTCATTATTGAAGTGGCGGACGGCTGTTCTGATACGGTACCAACTGAGGCAGATTTCATGCTTCTCGCTGCCGGCACAACTAAAACGTTCGACTTCAACCCGAATACCACCAACTCATCTGCTGATGACACCAAGGGCTGGGTTGAAAACATCGTTACATCCAATGACCTGACCCTATCGTTTGAAGGTGAGGTCCGCGTTAACGACAAAGCGGATCAGTATGGCGTGTACCGGTTCATCAAATATTATGTCGCTGAGACGACAGCGGGACGCCAGCCCACTCTCTGGGTGCGCATGTTCTTCGGTCAGTTGATGATTCAGGCTTATATGGTTATCACTGCGCTCAGTAATGACGGCGGCACGGATGACATCGTGACTTTCTCCACTGAGTTCAAAGTCGCTGATGGCACCACTGTATCCGTTGATGACATCGCACCAGCTGTACCGGTTACAGGCGTGAGCGTTACCCCTGCAGCTGCAAGCGTGTCGGTGGGTAATGCACGCCAGTTGGTTGCTGCCGTAGCACCAGTATCAGCAACCAATAAAGCTGTTATCTGGTCATCATCTGATGCGACTAAGGCAACGGTCAATGCCAGCGGCCTTGTTACGGCAGTGGCGGCAGGTTCGGCAACTATCACGGCAACAACGGTTGATGGAGCTAAAACGGCAACCAGCGTTATCACCGTTACTGCAGCGTAAGCAAACCAAAGGGTAGCAAAAGCTGCCCTTGATTTTGTTTATGGAGGATTTGATGACGCCAATAAAAGAGATAGGGGAGTGCCTGATAGGGGCCGGAAACGATGATTATTTTTTTAGGCCATCATTCTCTAATATGATGCGAATTGGCAGCCCGCAAGACATCGTTCAGACCTATTATGACCTTCACAATAACGAAGTGCAGACGCTTCTGATTGATATGGCGGCCGCAACCGGGAGTCTGCCCGAGTGGTTTATCAATTACCTCAATACTTGCTCGGCAGCCAGGCGGGCGCTGATGGCCGCAATGGATATCATGAATGCCTGCTGTGATGCTGATATCTCTGTCCTGACTGGTTATCTAGTGCCGAGCAAAATCGGCAAACGTGCGTTCGTGTGGCGCCAGGGGGCTTTACAGCTTTCAGATATGATGCTGATAGCCTCATCGCTCATTACGCACGGCATCATCGGGAAAGCGAAGGTGCGCCAGCTACAGCGGAACGAGGGCGGCAGCACGACGGCCGAGTTTAAGGCTATCGACTACATCAATTCGGCTAGAAATCACTTCAGCATGCCGCGGCAGGAGGCCGAAAACCTAACGATGACCGAGTTCATTCTGATGATTAATGCTAAATACCCTGAGCAGAAGGGCTTTACTCGAGAGGAGTATGACAGCGTGGTTGATAACTATTTTCAGATTAAAAAGCGTAGACTTGCGAATACTAAGAATTAAAAAACTTTCTTACATGTAAAAATAATCTTAATATAGAGAAAATTCTCAGGATGACAGGCCATGCACAAGTTTCTTTATTTAAGAGAAAAAAGCTGGATTGAGTCTTGGGTTAATGGAGGACATATCCCCATTAGTTTAGCGAGCAGATACGTATCTAATGATAGGGTAGGTATTATGACTCCCGATGAGAAAAGAATCTACAAATCAAGATACAATCGAGCTCAGCTTGCGAATGCAGGCTTAATGATGATCAATTGTAAGAATATTGTTATCACTAATCATATTGGTGATGGAGAGCGCCTTGATACTGTTCATTCGGATTATGAAGAAGATGGTGCAATACTTTCATTTTGCGACGTTTTTGATCTGGATATTGCCTTAAGACTTAAGAAAAAAGCATGTGTTAAAATAAAAAGCATCAACAGGCTTAAGCATCATATCGATAAACAAGCTCCATGCATAAGCGTAGTGTCTTCATGTCAATACACCCTAGGGCACGACAGGAATCATTTCTTAAAGTCTAATGAAGATTCTTGGCAAAGAGAATTTAGGATGTTTTGGGGAGTCAGAACAGAATTTACAGTCAAATTACCTTCTGGTATAGCTGAAGTTGTGTGGATTGATGATTCAAATACATAAGATGCATAAGCAGGACATCAGATTTCTTGACTTCCCATCGTGCCTTATTCCCGTTAGGCTTTGTCGCATCAATTGCTTGTGGGGATAGGGATATGAAAAAAATAATTCTGGCGTTAGCATTGTCTACTTCTGCGTTAATGATTACAGGGTGCGCGCCAAAAGCTCCATCACAGGTAGCTATTAGTACCGCACATTATGAAAAGCTGCCAGATGATTACCAAGAGCAGATTAAAGCTTATTTTAATAGAGTGCTAAAGGACCCTGAATCAGCTAGGTATACTTTTGAACCACCGTTTAAAGCGTACTCCCAGGACGGGTCACTTTCATCAACTAAAGGCGGTGTTAGTTACGGCTACGCAGTTGGAGTACAGGTAAACGCAAAAAACAGTTACGGCGGCTACACCGGCAATCAACTGTACGTAATAATGTTTTCGAATGGCACCATGTATGACGCGACAATGAATTTCCAATATGGACGCGTCAAGAGAGTGCTTTAAACAATGTAACTATTCAAAAACCTCGCTATGGCGGGGTTTTTTTATGCCTGGAGAAAAGTCAATGGCTGATAAGCAGAGCGCCGGATCTATCTATTACGATGTTGAGCTCGAAACGGCGCAGCTACTTACTGGGGCAAAACAGGTAGATGCCACATTGGACGGTATGAGCTCATCAGCCGCTTCAACGGGCAAAGCGCTCGACAATCTTGGCAAGAATACTAAGTCAGCTGCTTCATCGCTCAATCAGATGACCGGTTATGCCAAGTCTATGGACGGCTCGATCCAGACGCTTAATACGAATGTCAGCGCAATGGCTATTGCGATTCAGCAGGCTAATGCGTCGTCTGCCAACGCCAGTATGAGTTTGCAGCAAATAACAGGCGCTATTAATACGCTCATCAGTTCTGTAAATGCCGTATCGGCGGCAATGAAGTCATCCGCTACCAGCACCAGTTCTGCCAGTTCAGAGTTCTCTCGAGCTGATGCAATAATTGAGGGACTTGCCAATCAGATTGCCATCCTTGAAGAGGCCCAAGAGTCTGGCGCTCGCAGCGCGGCGATACTGGCGGCCCAACTGCGTGCTGGTTCAAGTGCTTCAGATGAAGAAAAGCAAAAAATAGCTGCTTTAACTGGTCAGCTTTTTGATATGAAGGGCGCTTCTGACAATGGAGCCAAGGGTCATGCCAGTTGGAAAAACAGCATGCAGCAGGCTGGCTACCAGGTACAAGATTTTATTGTGCAGGTTCAAGGTGGGCAGTCGGCGCTTGTAGCCTTTAGTCAGCAGGGATCACAGTTAGCCGGAGCATTTGGGCCACAGGGGGCGGTAATCGGGGCGCTCCTTGCTCTTGGTACGGTTTTAACCGGCATTCTAATGAATGCAATGGGCAACACCGGCAATGAGATGGACAAGCTCGCCAGCGCTGCTGAGGCTCTTAATAAGGTTGTTGTCATTAACAGCCAAGGCGTGGCCGCGTTATCCAATGACTTCGCTAAACTTGCCGTAACAAATGCGACTCTGGCTGCCCAATTACGGGATAATGCTATATCAAACTATGAAGTCGCAGTTAAAGATGCAGGCAAGGCCATACAGCAAGTTGTTGATCAGCAAAAGTCTTGGTTCTCTGGGTTTTCCGGCGGAATTGCCAGTGTAAAATCGTTGGGTGACGTTCTTGCAACGTTAAAAATTAATACTGATAGCTACAGCGAAGCCTTTTCTCAAGCCTCTAAAATAAGCCTCAGCACTAACAGTATGGCAAGTACTCTTACTGCTACGGTCAGTATGCTGGGAGATCAATTTTCAATATCTGATGACTCTGCTTTTGGATTGGCAAAAAGACTGAGCGATTTAGCGAAAAACCCTTCTGCAGAAGCCGTCAGCTCCTTGATTGAATATATGAAGGGTTTAAAAACATCAAGTGATGCAGGTAGGGATGCATTGCTTGGTCTTGAGACTAAATTACTCAGCGCAAGTAAGGCCATGCAGGATGCTAAAGATAACGCAGATGCCCTCAATAAAACGCTGAATGACCTGAAAACTCAAGCTCAACAGGCAAATTTTGATAGCGTAAGTAAGCAATTAGAAACACAACGAATAACACTGACTAAAGGAAAGCAAGCTGCTGTCGAGTATGGCATACAGCAGCAAGATTTAACTAAGGATCAGAAGGACGCTTTAATAACCCAATCTAGGGTCGTTGCTGCACTTCAGGATGAAGAAGATAAAAGGAAAAAAGCCGAGGCGGCAGCAATACGTCAAGGCACCGCTGAAGAGTCTGTAGCCCAAAAGCTGGCCAATCTCAAACAGCAATCTGAACTTGCTACTGGCTCAACAACCGAACTGAGCCGGGCGCAGGCGATCCTCTCGGCCCAGCAGTCTCTCGGGAAAGGCGCGACTCAGTCACAGATAAAGCTTGCTGGCGAGTATGCGGCTAAAAAGTGGGATACGGCCAACGCCATTCGCGCGCAGGTTGCCGCAGAGAAACTGGTGCCGGAGACCAAAGAGAACGCGAGCTACTCTCAAGACTTAAAAGACCTCAATACGGCCCTTGCGGCCAAAAAAATCACTCAGCAGCAATACAACGCCACTTCTGAACAGCTTGAGCAGCAGCATCAGGCAAATCTCGCGAAGATACGTGCGGATCAGGTTGTTTCCCCGATGCAGCAGGCAGTTGGTCAGGTTGACCCTGTACAGCAACTGGCTAATGAAAATGCGCAGAAGTTGGCGTTGATTCAGCAGTTTGTGGCGCAGAAGGTGCTGACTGAGCAGCAGGGGTTGCTGCTGATGAATGCGGCTAACATGACGTATGAGAAGGCCAGGACTGATGCTCAGTGGGCGCTGTTTACCCAGCAAAGTATTGGTTATGAGGCGCTGGGCGCAGCGGTTGATGCGTTCGGAAGCAGCGCCGGCTCAGCGCTATCGAGCGTAATTACTGGTACTGAATCGGCATCGGAAGCGGCAAGAAACCTCGCTAATACGGTATTGAGCAGTGTTATTCAGACATTTGTTGATATGGGAGTTCAACAAGCCAAGTCGGCCATCATGGGGGCGTCGGTACAGCAGGCAACAATAGCGGCAACCACGACAGCCCAGGTTGGAGCTTTAGGTGTAACCACGGCAGCAAGCACGGCATCTGCTGGAACTACTCTCGCCGCCTGGTTACCGGCCGCTCTGGTTGCATCTGTGGGGTCATTCGGTGCCGCGGCTATTATCGGTGGCGCTGCTTTGGTCGGTGCTTTTGCTCTTTCCAGTGCGCTGGGTAAACGTAAGAACGGCGGCCCTGTTACCGCAGGTAGCACTTATCAGGTGGGCGAATCTGGCCTCCCTGAAATTTACCAGGCCAGCAACGGCAGCCAATACATGATCCCTGGCGACAACGGCAAGGTCATTAGCAATAAGGATATGCAGAATGGCACCTCAGCATCTGGAAATATTCAGGTTAACGTCTACAACAACAACGGAAGTGACGTGCAGACATCGTCATCTAAAGGCCTAACCGGTCAGGATGTTATCAACATCATGGTTAACGACGCCCAGCAGTCAGGGCCCGCTACAAGGGCCATCGCCGCAAGAACTGGCTCTAGAATGCAGGCTACGGGAGATTATTGATGGCAACTGTAAATTACCCGCAGTGGCTGCCATTGCCACAGCGGGCCAGCCAGAACATGACGCAAGATACTGGCTTCAAAACCACTCAGCCAGCAGTAGGCCCCGCAATATTTACCCCCATTACTACAGATTTAAAAACCACTTGGTCACTGACGTGGATTTTCACGTTAGCACAGGCAGAAATATTTAAGTCATGGTTGAGGAGTCCAAATTACTGCGACCGCGGTCGAAAATGGTTTGTTATGCCCATAGATTTAGGCGACAGCCAAGGCCCTCA